GGTTTTTGCATAATTTCACCATGTAACTTATTAAGTTTAGCATATCTTCTTATAAGACTATTACTCTTTGCCATCCTTATCTGTCCCTTGGTTAAGTTTAATCACAGATTTTTCTAATTTAATTTCTGTGACTTTAAGCTCAGCATTATCGCTGACATCCGATTTTGCAGCTATCTCTGCATTATCAAATTCTTCTTTAGTTTGAAAACTTGCTTCAAAAAAACTTTCTTTAGTAACCTTGCTCATCTTCTAAACTCCATTGTTGAATACTCTCTGTTAAAACTAAGATTGGGTATCTGACTAATTTGTTTTTTAGATAATCTAATTTTACGATGAGCTGCTAAACCTTTTGAGATTAAACCTAACTTAAAAAGTTCGGCACATATTGCACCAGCTCTAGCTCTGCTGAATCCAAATTTTTCTGCTATCTCTTTATAAGTTGGGCTGAATTTATATTGTTTAATAAATGTTGATATAAAATCTAAGCAATCGTATTTGATCTTGCTTAAATATATATGATCGTTTTCTTTATTATCTTCCATCTTTATCCTTATCAAATAAATTAGTGATGTTAGGTTTAGTTACATAGTCAGGTGCTTTTTGTTTTGGACTACCTAATCCTTGCAATTGAAGTTCTAGTTTTGCTGAATACCAATTAGCTTTTTTTACATCCATCAAACAAGCTTCTGCTGTACTGCCATGTTTCGCACCAAACCTCATTGTGTATTTCAAAATTTGAGATCGTAGGAAACCAACTACCTCTAAACTGGATAGTTGGCTTACTATTGCATCGTAAGTCTGAATACTTTTTTTATAGTGATTTGGGTTTTCGCTTTCAGCCATTAAAATGGTTGCTCCTCACTTGATGGTTTTTTATAAGGCTCAGATATAGTTCCTGATAAATCTGGACTACCTGGTTTAGTTTTCTCTGTTTGAATCCAAATAGCTATATCTTTGGTAACTCCATCACAGACAAGATTTCCAGAATAATGAGGATAGGCTTTACCAGCCACATCCGTTTCTTTAGGTTTTCTTTTCCATAGACTAATTTTATTATTAAACTCTGCCATTGTTATTTCCTTGTTTGTTTTGTATTTGTGATTTTAGTTTTGTGTATTCTGTTTCAACTCTTAGATCCTCAACTGGATCAAAGCTGATTTGTTTTAATTCAGACTCAAATTCTTTCATCTGTATCTGAATATTATTTTCAAATTTGTTTGGTGATGCTGAAAGTTTTGCAACATCTTTTAATTTTGCAATCCAATCGTTAGCTAATTTTGTTGTATCAACTTTAGGTATAGGTTTAGCTGCACTAACAGTAGGTGCTTTAAAAGGTTTAGCTTTATGACCATCCTCATTATCCAAACCAGTTTCTAAATTAAGTGCATTTAAGAAAGCATATTTTCTGGAGTAAGACATAGCATTACCAGTTCCATATCGGTCAGTTGCTCCAAATGCTGAACAGCCTTGTATTAAAACAAATTCTTTTGAAGTGGTGTCATGGATAGTCATTTCACATTTAATAAAAACATACTTGTCAGTAACAGTAGGTTCATAATTACATACTGGATATAAACCATGTTTGTTCAAAGCATCCATCGCAACTTTTTGGACTGCATCATGGAGTAAGGGATTGAAATGTAATCCTGTTTTTTTAGGTGCTTTAATAACTTTGTCTGCTTCTTGACTTGCCTTACTTAATTTCTCATAAATATTACTCATCGTTCTCTCCTTGTTTTCTAATTGCTTTTTGTAAAATTTCTTTTTGTTTTTTTAATTGATTATTTTCTTCAACCAATTCACCATTTAATTGTTGATGACCTTGATCTACTTCCTCAATTCTTTTTACTTCATCTTCAAGTTTCTCAATCACATTGTCCTGAGTTAAGAGTCTTGCATTTTTAAAAACTAATTTTTCAATTAGCTCAGATTTAGGAAGTGTTTGGTAGTGATCTACTAAGCCTTTAAAATCCATAGTAACCCTTAAATCTTTTTATTACTGCTGGGTCAGTACCTTTCCACCAGAAACTATTTTTTCTAAGCTCACTAAAATCAGGCTTTGATAAAAGTGCTAAAGTTTCTATATTGCCATCAGCTAATTCTAATTTCTTTTCCCAACATCTTTGGTAAAGAACCAACTCATCATAATAATGTTCCAGGCTCTCTGGTCTTAGTTCAGTACAATTTTCTGGAGTAAATATTCTTTTATCGCTGTCACTTGCATAAGTTAAAAATGGTTTTAATTTTGGTAATAGCTTTTGGTAGAGTGAAATTTGTAAGCAGTCAGAGTGAAATGGAACTAGAGGGCATTTCTTTTTAGTGTAAGAGTAACCAGCTTTTGTTTTAACTAGAGTACCAAAAACATTTTTAATATCTCCAAAGTGTGTTTCACCTATTAGATCCACATAAGATAAGAAGTAAGTTTGTATTCTATCATCCCAATGAGTGTACTCTAACTCAGCTTTCCATTTTTGTTTAGGCAGCTCACCAACATTGTCTAAATGATTTTGTGCTACTGGTATTAATCGTTCAACAATATGCTCAAATTTTATTTTATCTTTTTCATCTACTGGAGAATAATTATTAATCCTGTCCTGGACAGAGTCAAAGTTAAGAGCTTCCTCTAAAGTTTTATTTTCTGTGTAGTGTATTTGCACCAACTCATGCTCTAAAGTTCCACCCTCAAATGAACAGTTCTTAGGCATATCTCTTTTTTCTTTTGGAGTCATTACGATGTAATTTCTAAATCGTATGTCGTCAGGTATTGTGTTCTGAGATTTTGAAGTGTGCTTCAATCCAAACTTAGTGTAGCAATCACCAATTTTTCTGATTCGTTTCTCCATTCATAGTAGATATACTATGTAATGCTCAAAGCAACTTAATTATCACTCAATGATAAATGGATTAATAATCCCAGTATGATGGGTAGAGTTCTGTTTCGATTCTTGAAGTCCAAGATGGAGTAATATCAGTTGCGATGTTTGGAAGATTAACTTTACCAGTTGACCATGATCTATCTTGAACATCATAACGACCATTACTATTTGGTTGTAGATAACCAATATGAATTACTTTTGATTTCTTGTCCTGGCAGATTCCATACCTAGAGTCAGCATTTATGTAAATATTATTTTTAGGTTTAAAGACTCTAATCAAACCATTAGAGCTTGGAGTTTTAGTTATGATACCCTGACAGCCAGTATATCTAACTGGTACTGCACATTTTTTAATATCTTTTTTTGAAAACAAAGCAACTCTACCATCATCAAATGCTTGACCAATTACATCTATATAAGCTGCCATACCTAAAAAATAATTAGCTGAAATAAACTGATCGCCATTAGTTCTAAATTCATTAAAAAATTTTGACAGATCAACAGCTAGTTCTTGAGAATCAAAATAACCTGGAGCATTAGGATCTCTATTAATCAATCTTGAGATTTTAACTCTCATGTTAGCTTGATCTTTTTTGGGGTAGGTAGCTCTAATAAAATCGTCAGTAGTTTTTTTGTATCTTTTTTTAAGAAACTCTAAACCCTCTTTTCTAAAACCATTTGTGCTATCAGTCATATTATTTTGAGTCTTGTATAGCAGATCGAAATGATTAGTTGTTTTTTTATTTAACATAACTTGACCTTATGTTGACTTGATTGTGGTTGCTACATAATTATCTCTGGTTATTAATTGTGTTAGCGATTCATTTGTAAAATTAATTGGTGGATCTCTGGACTATATGAGAGAAAACATAGATAAAATAAGGGTTTTAGTACCTAATCTAAGGGAAATAGTTTCTCTAATAGTTTCTTATAAACAAAAATCATTATTAATTAAAACAGTCCAGTTAGAATTAAGCAACCTTTTTTACTGTAAATGTCGCACCATATTTAGTGCCAAAAACGAATCACCTACTATATGAGCATATTTTTTTTGATATTAGCATTTGGAACATCTGACATTAATCCAGGCTACCAACTTATTAAAATTCCTATCACACAAACAGTTAAGAAAATTACTTGCAGTCAGGCTTATGAAAAAACCATAGACAAATCAGATAAGGATTTTGGCAATTTTTATAAGGGAAAAATAATCTCAGCTCATTGGTGTAAAGACAAAAAAGGTGAGTGGGTTAAATGAGTCCAGAAATAGAACTAGATTTATATGAGATAACAACTGCCGCCCAGACTGGTTTGCTTAGAGTTACTGAAAGCATGAAACAAAAGCAAGAATGGTGGCATGGTTACAAAGGTACTTTAGAAGATAAAATTGCTAAAAGTATTAGTGGTGCAATGTCAGAAATTGCATTGTGTCTTTATCTAAAAGTACCATTTGAATTTCATACCAATGTTGGATCAGCTCCAGATGTTAAATACAAAAATTACAATATCCAAGTTAGATCCCAGACTCCTAAAAAAAATAATAACAACTCATTAATCATAAGACCAGGAGGAGTTAAACCAAATGAGATTTATGTATTTGTATTAAGTGAAGCACCAAAATTTACTATCAAAGGATTCATTAATAGCTCTGCTGTAATAGGTAAGGATGATTATTTAACAGACTTTAATCTTGCCAGACCAAAAGTTTGGGCAGTACCTTTAAAAATTTTAAATCCAATAATTCTACTTAAAGACGAAAGTTTAAACTAATGGCTAATGTTTATGGAGATGTGAAAGTTTGTTGTAAATGTGGCAGCGATGCCGATGTTATTGAAAGCAATTTTAATTATTGTGCTGATTGCATAAGTGAAAAATGGACTGGAAAAAACATAGAAGAATTATCTCAGGAAATATTAAAGCAAGATAAATTAAAGGTGGTCAAACCATGATCCCATTTCCTAAAAAGAAATACAATATTATTTATGCTGATCCACCTTGGTATTTTAAAAGCTATTCAAAAAAAGGAGAAGAACGAAATGCTACAAAACATTATCCATGTATGGAATTTAACGATTTATGTAATCTTGATATCGACAGTATTGCTGCTGTGGATTGTGTATTGTTTATGTGGGTTGTTGATCCTTTATTGCACAAGTCTTTTGAGCTGCTTAAAGCATGGAATTTTAAATTTAAGACAGTAGCTTTTAGTTGGGTAAAACAGAATAGAAAATCTGAGGGTAATTTTACTGGAATGGGATATTGGACTAGAGCTAACCCAGAGATGTGTCTGTTAGCTACAAGGGGGAAACCTAAGAGGGTTTCGATGAGTGTTAAGCAACTTGTTATGGATGTAAGGAGAGAACACAGTAGGAAGCCTGATAGGATCAGGAATGACATAGTAGAGCTTTGTGGTGATCTTCCCAGAATCGAATTATTTGCCAGACAAGATTTTAAAAGCGATGGATGGGATAATTGGGGGAATGAGCTTTAATGAAAACATTTGAAAAGTTTCATACCGATTTATTAAACAACAAAGTTTTAAGTGCCAATGAAAAGGTTGTTTATATTATTTGTAAGAGTTTTGAAAATGCACCAATGGGTTGTCGTATTTCTCATAAGTATTTGATGGATAGAACTAAAATTAAGACCAGGAAAACATTAATTAAAATCCTTGACCGACTCACTTTGTTTGGAATGTTAAGTCGTAAGCAAATTGACAATTCAACTTGTCATTATGTTTTTGATAAAACTACAATGCAAGAATACATCAATCACAACATCAATAAGAGAAGAAGAATATCATTGGGCAAACAAAAAAGTAGTCCACAGATTAATCCACAAATAGACAATGTTATCAACATACTAAGAAAGGATAAGTAAAATGGGAGTAGCAAAAACATCATTTGGGAGTAGCGAAAAGGAGAGTCAATCTATACCTATTATCTATACCTATTTAGGGAGATATATATAATGACAACATATGTAGATCCTAAGTTAGTTGCCAAAGCATTGGCAAGGGTAACTAAATCATCAAATGTTTATTATTCTAGTGCTGTAAAAAAGATTAAGAAAAATCGCAAAGAATATTATCAAAATAAAGAAACTAAAACACTACAAAAATCACTTAGTAAAGATAGATTCAACACTTACCTGGAGGAATTGTATAAAGCTGATGATAACAAATAACCTTACAATAGATGAGTTAGATAGATTTTTACAAATATCGTCTTTTTGCGATAGCAAAATGCCTAAAGTAAAAGCTAAGTCATTACCTACAATGTACAAAGTAATTGAAAATGCTATTGGTGTTGGTGAAGATGCAGATAGTATTAAAAACTTAGATAAATATGCAGCTACCTTAAAAATAACATTAACATCAAGACAGATAACAATTTATGATTTTGTATTGTTAGTTATGTTAGATGCAAAAGCATCTGACAGAGAATTAATTTATTTACGAAATTTTCCTCATAGATTATCTCTTAGAAAGATGAAAAGAATGTATTTGGATTGGTCACATACTAAGATTGGATATGAATATGAAAAAGCATTAAAAAATGTTTGTAAGTATGCAAATAGAAATCTTAAAAAATATATTTGACAAGTTGACAGTTAAAACCTAAAAAAAATCTACACTTCATATATTAAGGTTTTTCATTAACCTCTTTCGGTGAAGATTTTAGGCAGATCAGCTTTATTTCGTCTTTCTCTCTCTCAAAACAAACTATCTGCCTAAATATTACTAATTACACTCAATTGGATTAAAGCTAAGTAATTTATGCTTCTTTTGAAGTTTAGGACATTTGAAAATGTCTTTTAACAGTTCTTTTTTTGCATAAACTTTAACAATATTCAATTTGAACATATTTACTGTATTGGATGATATTTTATTATTTCTAAACATATTATTCCTCTCTGATTCGGTTAATAACGAATCTAAGTGACTTAACATGAGTGTTAATTCAATTACAACCCTTAATTTAATTTAAAATGGCTAATAAAACAAAAAAGAATCCAAAAGTTATTGCTGAGATAATAGAAGAACTAGCAATTGGTTTAAGTATCAGAAGTTGTTTATCTCCAAAGAATAAAAATCCAGACAGACCATGTTGGCAATCATTTAGAACCTGGATGGCTAAAGACCAAGAGCTTAGAAGCCAATACGAAGTAGCTAAGACTGATGGAATAGAATATTTATTAAGTGATGCTACTGATTTAATTAATCAGAGTTTAGAAGATAGTAAATACAAAGAGAAAACAGATTTAGGTCAGACTCACTTAATCAAATCATTTATTGATTTAACTAAGTGGAAATCAGAACGATTAGCACCCAAAACATACATGAAAAAAGATCAATTACAGGTATTTGGATCAGATTCCTCTCCTTTGATTGTTAAGTGGGATAAGTAAAAGTATTGTCTTGATTGGGTTATTGTATGATTCATGGGAGTCAGAGATTAATCTAGCACACACTCTCTTATAGGAAAAAAAATGTGATATTTTTGTCACATAATAGAATAATTCTAAAGTAATCCGGTAAATAAATACCGGTAGCTATACTTTATTTATATTTCTATAAATAAATGGCTAATTTATTAGCTTATTTAACCGGAGCAGTTGATTAACAATCATTTTACCTGGTTTTGCACCAGAAAGTCATGGGGTGAAGAAAAAAGCGACCCCCAAAACTATATTTGGAATTAAAAATAAAATTAGGGAAGTTACACACACCTACAACAACCAACCACTAATAGGATAAATTATGACAGAAGAAGAACGAAAAAGATTAGCCTTAAAAAAAAAAAATAAAGAATTTTTTAACAAATACAGAAAAAGCATAACAGGAGTCGCTGCTGGAGATAAAGAAATGGAAATTTTAGCAAAATCAATTCCTACTGCTGAATTAGACGAAAAATTTATAGCTGAGAAAATTGGTGGTGCTGTGTCAGAAGAAGAATTGAAATTAATTAAAAAATTATTGCCTAAAAGATAATTCTAATGAAAAAATTTGATGATAAAAAAATGGGTTATACAGCTATCGTCTATGTGATGGAATCTACTAAAAGTGTGATCGTACATTTTGATGGTTTTAAAAATATTAAAGAATGTGATAATTTTTCTTTTCAGGTCATGGATGATCTTGGCATAGAGCCTATTTCTACATCTGAAAGTATTACACTCCACTAATTTTAAAAAATGCCCAATATAGTTATACCTTATAAGCCTAGAGCTTTACAAAAGATACTACATGGTCAAATAGATAAGCATAGGTTTAGTGTGATCGTTCTCCATAGGAGAGCTGGAAAAACAGTCATGGCTATAAACCATATGTTAAAAGCAGCTTTAACTAACAAGTA